ATGAGATTTCATCTGTTTGAACAACACGCTGACGCTCATCTTCGCAAATCCCGTGAGTATCTGGAAGAAGCGAATCTGGCCCGGGTCGAGCACCAGGCAGCGGCAGAGCACCATGCCGCCCTGGCTCAAATGTATGTCGAGAGAATCGCCAGAATTGAAGCCGAAATCAATAGCGCGCTGCAGCCGCGCTCGTTGGTGACGCGACCAGCGCCCGAAGAAGATGAGCGTCCCAAGACTGAGTCTGTGGTGGTCTATCCCGCGCGTGTCTCGCGTACCTGATCGGGTCGGGACAAGCTCCTGATTTGACTGGGCTGCGATCCACTGCTGCTCTTCTGATATCCGGCCTTTTCGTGGCAGCTTGCAGTAGCTTGTTGTGATACCACTGTTTCGGACAGGGTAAACCAAGGGAGGTGCACGTCCGCATACTTCATAGAATGTAGTCAATCCTGGCGCTTTGACGCAGGCGGCCATTCAGAGGAGTTATCAGTGCAAAAAAAGAAATCCGCTAGTTCGAAATCCGGCGAACAGCCCTCATCGGGGCATTCGTCTGCGGATGCTAATCCGGGCGAAAAGGGCGGCCCGGCTGAAATGCTCCGTGTTATCAAAAAATATCCGAACCGGCGGTTGTACGACACCGAAACCTCGACCTACATCACGCTCACTGACGTCCGGCAACTGGTGATGGCTAGCGCGCAGTTTGTGGTCCGCGATGCCAAGACCAATGAAGATCTGACGCGCAGCATCTTGCTGCAGATCATTCTGGAGGAGGAAACGGGTGGCGTGCCTATGTTTACCGAGGCTGTGCTAGCCAACATCATCCGCTTTTACGGCAATGCGATGCAGGGTTTCATGGGCGCTTATCTTGAGAAAAACGTCCAGACCTTCATGGATTTGCAAGTCAGCATGGCGGAGCAATCCAAAGGCTTGACGCCTGAAATGTGGGCGCAATTCATGAATACCAAGTCGCCCATGATGCAGGGAATGATGGGAAATTATGTGGAACAGTCCAAAAATGTGTTTACGCAAATGCAGGAGCAAATGCAAAAACAAAGTGAACAGATGTTGTCGGCCTTTGGCCTGAAGCGCTAAAAAATTCTTTTTTATAGTCTCTTGGACTTGGGGTATTGAGGGCTTTTATTCGCGGTTTTGTCTGCTCTGAGACAATAGGGGCTATGAGCGATGTTTTCTCCCCGACCCCCCTTGCCCCTGCCTCCCCTGCCAAGCCTGCGCCGCGCGTAGGCTTTGTGAGTTTGGGCTGCGCGAGTGATAGTTTATATATACCGCTCTGACAGACGTAAAAAAAGCCCGCAACTAGCGGGCTTTTTGTTGACGCTGCACAGCGTCAGCCGGGGATGATGGGCTTACTCAGCACCTTCAAAAATCCTTTTCCCTGTAAGAACCCGCGATAGGCATTAACGGCCACTGCCTCGGCCTCGCGGGCTACCTGGTCGCCGCTGGCCACGACCTGGCCGTCATCCGTCACGATGGCCAGACGAGCTGGCTTGCCGTTGACTAGGACACGCAAGCCCTCGTGAGACACGGAGCTGATGACGACGCCGGCGAGCGCCCCTATAGGCTGCTGGCCGATCATGATGATTCCTTCTGCGTTGCAGTGATGCCCTGGGCGGCAGCAAGTACCTCCAGCAGTTCGCGGGCGTGTCTTTTGATGAGCATGGCGTCGGCTGGATGCGCATCGAGTGCGCGCTCGCCCCAGCGCATCAGCAGCGCGTATTCTCCACTCAAGGCGGATCTTCCCACCGGCTGCGCTGGTGCGGATGCGCGGTCAGCTTCAACATAGGCCTTCATTTGATCGGCGGTGTACCACTCCTTGCCTAGGCCGTGAATTCCTCCGATGGCCCAGCACTCGCTGACCGGCAGCGGTGGAAATTGTTTATCAGTCATTGGGAAGGCTCCTGTTCGTGGCCACAGAAAAGCCGCTGCATGTGCGCAACTGCTGCCTGGGCCTGCTGCTCTGATCGCAGTCCGCTGATGGTCATCTGCGCTTTGTAGGTTCCGTCATCTGCCTTATCCCATGCCAAAGTGGCTACAGGCTCCAGTTCGGTGTTGGTATCAGTCATTGGCCTGACTCCCCTGTGCGTTCATCTTGGCGTTGTGTTCTTGGCCGATACGGGCATTGAACTCATAGAAAGTTTCCAGTGGAAGCCTGATAAGCTCGTTTCCAAGGGCGAGGCAACCGAAGGACGTAATGCTGTAGCGGCCACCGCCGTTGTGGCGGATGACGCCAAGCTCACACAGCCGCGCCATGCGCTCCTTCGGCAAGTCCCAGCCCTCGCCATCACTAAAGACTTCATCGAGGTGCCTCAGGTCAGTCAGGTCTCCACAGTTAAGGTACTGTGCCTTCGATGTGGGGTCATCGTCTGGCGCCTCGGTTGGCTGTGCGGGAGTGGCTGCAAGGGTGTCGATCTCGGCCATGATCTCGTCGATTAACATCCCGCGTACCGCCTCCTGGACATGTGCGACGGCTCGTATTTTCTGTTTGAGGTCAGTGGTGTTGCTCATAATTATTCCTTCCAGGCATTGACTGAAGCGGACGGCATGGTGCGACCGACGATGGAGAGGGCAACCAGGCCGCCGGCATTGAGTAGCGCCAGTTCGCTGGCATCAGGCCGCCAGAATGAGATGACGCAGTTAACGCCGTCCTGCTGGGCGTCGGTGATGGGCAGGGCACCGCAAGGCGTTTCGCCTTGCTTCCAGCCTTCAGGTGCGCCAAGCACGCGGTTGTTTGTCTGATGTTGGGTGGGTCTCATGCTGGTTTCATCCTAAAAATCTTCGTCAAATCCGGTTTAAAGCAGTGGCCGCGCTTGCGCAGCACATTGATTACGGCGGCCTGGTCGTGGTGGCTGTGGCTGGCCTGGCGTAACAGGCCTAGATAGCTATTGCCTGCGGTGTGGAGGTCTGCTGCGGGCATGTCCTGCAGCCGGCGCACGGCGGTGGCCACGGTGCGCTTGCGGGTGGTCCTGCGCCAGGGCTTGATGACGTGGCCGACAAAGTCGATGCCGCGCTCCAGTGGCTGCAGGATGGTCTTGCGTGGGTTGAGCTGGGCGCCCAGGCGCTGCGGCACGAAAGCATTGATGCTGGCCAGCGCGTCATTCAGCCATTGGGCCGATTCGTGCAGCAGGTAGAAGTCGTCAACGTAGCGGCCGTAGTACTTCCCGTGCAGCTGGTGCTTGGCAAACTGGTCCAGAGCGTTGAGGTGGACGTTGGCGAAAAACTGGCTACTCAGATTGCCGATGGGCAGGCCGGTATCTGCGGGCGCGTTAATCAGCCGCTTGTGGGCCGGCACACGCTGCAGCAGTCGGGCATCGCCGCGCAGCTCGAAGTCGGTGCGCGGGTCGTGCATCAGCACCGTGTCGGTCAGCCAGCGCCAATAGGGCTCGCGCACTTTGGCGTGCAGCTGGCGTTGCAGCACCGGCTTGTCGATGGCGACAAAGAAGTTAGCCAAATCCATCTTGAGGTAAAAGGCTGGCCGGCTCCAGTTCTGGGTGATGCTGCGCACGTCGTGCTCCAGGCGTTGGGCGGCGTACAGCGTGCCGCGCCCGGGGATGCAGGCGGCGCTGCCGACGTCAAAGCTGGCCGTAAAGCGTGGGCCGATGGCGTTGTAGAGCAGGTGGTGCACCACGCGGTCGCGGAAGTCGGCCGCCCACACCTCGCGTGGCTTGGGGTGGGTGACGACAAAGCAGATCGAGCGGCCCGGCTGGTAGGTCTGGCTGAGCAGCTCGGCGCGCAGCGCGCACAGGTTGCGCTCGGCATTGGCCTCAAAGGCCTGGGCGCTGGCGCTTTGGCGCTTGTTGCGGCGGCAGTCCAGCCAGGCCTGTACCAGGTCGGCCATCGCAAAGGGAAAGTGGGGTGCCCCCGAGGGGGCGATTGAATCCGCGGAAAGCACGAACGCGCCGCTCGTTGTCCTTGTCGTTCCAGTTGCTGTTGCCGTTCTCGAAGTCCTGGACAAAGGCGTTGTTGCGCGAGTTCTGCGGGGTGCCGAGCTATCGACGTCGCCGGGCCAAAGGTTCAAATTGCTTTGAGTGCCGATCAGCCCGGAAACTGCGCCAGACCATAACGCGAGCTGGTGTTGCTCGCCGGTATCTGCGATGCGCATGGCGGTGGGCGTGTGGCCCAGCGGCTCGACCGGATTCAATAAACGCACGGGCATGATGGCCTTGACCGTCATGCAGCAGGCGCTGCGGAAAGGTTGCCAACGGTCTGCTTGCGCCAGCCGCCGGCCTGGGAGCCGACGGCGTCCAGCAGTTCGACCGACTCGGCCCAGAGCTTGGGTGAGATCAGCCGCTTGTTGTGGCTGACTCGCAGCATGGCTGTGGTGGCGCGTAGGTGCTGCAGCAGCGTGTCGAGCTGCTGCACCCTGTCATTGCCCCGCGATGCATTGGCCATGGCCATCGCCTCCAGCATGTCCACGCACAGGGCGTGGATCTTCTCGCCCAGGCTGCGCTTGAAAATGCGCGGCATCTGGGTTTGCACGTCAAGCGCCAGCGAGAGCAGATCGCAGCCGTGTTTGTAAATGGGAAGGTCGGAGTAGAGGGCCATGTCAATCTCAAAAAAAATCGCGGACCAGCGCGCACGCTGGTGAAGGGTTTAAGTGGTCAAGGCGTCAAGTGGAGTCCGGCGGAAAGCACGAACGCGCCGCTCGCCGCCCTTGTCGCCCCAGGTGCTGTTGCCGTCCTCGAAGTCCTGGACAAAGGCGGTGAGGCGCGAGTGCTGCGTGCTGGTCCAGTAGTAGTCCTCGGTGCTGAAAAGCTCGGGCACGTTGGCTGCGGCGGAATTGAGCTCGCCCAGGCTGGGCAGATACCAGTCACTGTGGCCGTCGATCACCAGTTCGCGCACGCGCAGGGCGGCTGGGCAGTTGGTCAGCGCCATGGCCTCGGTGTTGGCCTTGCCGTCTGTGCGGCTGCTGGTGCCGGGCACGTCCTTGCCGTACTCGCCCCAGGCGATGTCTTCAAACTCGCCTTCGGTGGCGTCGGACACCAGCAGGGCAAAAGGCGGTTGCTCGATGCCATCAACGATGGGGCCGCGCAGGATGGCGGCCAGCATGCCGCCCTGGCCAGCGATGACGCTGCCAAAGGCTGGCAAGACGGCCGGCAAGGTGTTGGGGTGTACTTTCATGGGGTGCTCCTCGGGTGGTGAAAAAAAAATCGTCGACCGGCGCGAACGCCGGTGAAGTGTTCAAGGTGTCAAGCGTTCAAGTGAACCCAGCGGAAAGCACGAACGCGCCGCTCGTTGCCCTTGTCGTCCCAGGTGCCGTTGCCGTTCTCGAAGTCCTGGACAAAGGCGGTGAAGCGCGAGTCCTGCGAGCTCGACCAGTAGTAGTCGTCCTCGCTGAAATGGTCCTTGGCGTGGATGTAGGCGAGCAGCAGGTCGTGCCGGCTAGGCATGTGGAAATCGGTGTGTCCGTCGGCCGTGTAGGCGGCGGCCCATGCGGCGGCGGGATGGTCTTTGCCGGTGGCCAACAGCGCGGCGGTATTGGCCGGGCCATCGAGCTGGCTTGTGGCGCCGGGCACGTCAAGGTAGGGTCCAAAGGCCAGGTCTTCTGCCTCTTCCGTGCTGCAGATCAGGTGCCGCTCGGGCAGGCCGGCCGAGGCGGCGACGGTGCAGATAAAGCGCCCGCCCTGGCCCGGCCATATTTCACCGTGGGCGGGCGGGGTGTTGGCTTTTGATGCGATGGCCTGGGTGGTTGCGGTAGCTGATTCCATATTCATCCTTGGGTAAAAAAATCGCGGACCGGCTGCGCCGGCGTGAGTGGGAAAAGTGTTTAAGTGGTCAAGCGTTCAAGTCCTGAACCCAGCGGAAAGCACGAACGCGCCGCTCGCTGCCCTTGCCGTCCCAGATGCTGTCGCCGCCCTCGAAGTCCTGGACAAAGGCGTTGGTGCGCGAGCTCTGCGTGCTGCTCCAGTACCAGCTGCTTTTCTCAAAAAGCTCCGGTGCGCAGATATGCGCCATCACCAGGTCTAACCGGCTGGGCAGGAAGAAATCGGTGTGGCCATCGGCGGCGTAGGCGGTGGCCCACTCTGCGGCAGGGTGGTCTTTGCCGGTGGCTAGCAGGGCTGCGGTGTTGGTGCGACCGTTGAGCTGGCTGCGGGCGCCAGGCACATCGATGCTGGGGCCGTAGGTGATCCGGTCTTCGGATTCGGCGGCGCCGGCAATCAGGTGGCGCGCAGGCGCGTCCAGTAGGGCGGGCAGGGTGCAGACGTAGTAGCCGCCCTGGCCGAGCCAGTACTCGCCGTGGGCAGGTGGGGTCAGGGTATTTCCAGCTGCGGCCGGTTGGATGGTGGCCGTGGTGAACGGCTCGAAATTCAGCAGCTCGCTGGGGATGCCGGCCATGCCTTGCGGCAGGGTCAGGTGGATGGTGGCGTTGGCGATGTGCATTTGCATGGGGACTCCTTCGGGTTGAGGTGAAAATCAGGCGGCCAGTGCTGGCGCGGTGGTTGCGGTGCTGGACTTTTCCGCGGCGGTGTGCGCCTTGCGGATGGCGGCTACATCGATGCCGTAGTGCTCGGCTGCGGTCAGCAGATCGTCTGGTTTTTGATTGCTGTACGAGGCTCTGACGTTGGTGATCAGCACGCAATCCAGCATGAAGAGCTCAAGCTCGGGCAGGCTCATCTCGATGATTCGTTCGTCGATGTCTTCCACTCTGTATAGGGCTTCGATCTCTTCCCCGTCATCCCAATTGATGTTGGCCCAGACGCTTTGTGCGATCAGCAGCATTTCTGGGGCGCTGCGTGGGGTACTCGCAGCTTTTTCGCGCACCAGGCGGAATGCTTCCGCATGAATAGAGTTTTCCAGTGCCAACGCTTTCTCGTCTTCCAGGCGACGGGCTTCGTAGGCCTTACTTGAGTTGTCTTTGCTGCTGCTCATTTCCTCGACCTTGACGCCAGCGGCTTGCAGGTCTTGGCGCTTCACCACCTCGATGGTTTTGCCATCCCTTGGGTTCTGGATCGTCACGGTCTCGATCTGGGTGCCGCCATTTGCGCCGATTTTCTTCAGCTCAGCCTTGACGTCCTTGAGCGGGATGTAATCACCCTTGAGCTGGCCATACGCGCTGATAGCCTGACGCGCCTTGTTGCCGGCAATCACCGTCTTGCCTTTGGCCTCCAGCGCGGCCTGGTTGGCCTTGAGCTGGGCGGTCTTCTTGGTGTCGAAGCAGGCGGGGTCGGTGCAGACGTTGTCTCCGCGTGGCGGGCCGTAGTGGCCTTTTTCGCCCAGCAAGTCGACGAAAAGCACCGGGTCTGCGCCTGAGCGCTTGGGGCAGGCCGTGCAGGCGCCTGCACTCTCGACCAGTGTGGCGTCGTCGAGCGCCCACAAGGCGTCTTTCAGGCCTAGGGTGAACTTTTCGCGCAGCAGGCCTTGTGCCTTGCGCGTCGTCATCAGTTCGTCGGATGCGCCGCTGCCGTAGGTGCCGTCCAGGATAAGTTTCAGGCCGTGTGCCTGGTGTTTTTCGCCGGGCACGCGGGCGAGCATCGTGGCCACTTCCTGCTTGATCTTGCCGTCGCGCAGTGCCTTGACGCCAGCGTCGTGCAGCGTGGCCAGCTTAAGGCGGTTGTAAACCAAGGTGCGGCTCAAGCCAGTGCGGCGGCAGAATTCGTCCTTGGTGACGTTGTGGGCCTTGATGTAGGCGGCGAAGCTTTGCGCTTCGTCGAAGGCGTCGAGGTCTTTGCGCTGCAGGTTTTCAACGGCCTGCAGCTGGGCACTCTCGGCGTCGGTCAGGTCGCGCACGAAGGCCGGGCCGTGCGTCATGCCGGCCAGCCTGGCGCCGCGCTTGCGGCAGTGGCCGAAAACGTTCTCATACCGGCCATCTGCCTTGGGGCGCAGCAGCATGGGGGAGATCATGCCGACGGCCTTCATGGCTTCGGCCAGGCCGGTGATATAGGCCTCGGGGTAGTGGGTGCGCGGCTGCGACGGGGAGTCGTCGATCAGATCGAGTGGGATCAGCTCAGCAACGTTTAGCGCCGGGTCGGTGTAGAGGTTGATCGTCTGCAGCTGCTCGGTGAGTCCGGCTAATGCGCCGGATTGCGGTGTGGCAATGATCTTGAGCATGTCGGCCTCGGTGGGACCCCAGTCCTCCTCGTGCACCACGATCACGGTGTTATCGGGTGTGCTGACCTTGTAGCTGCTCTTGCCGGAGCGGTCCATGACGGTGATTTCCTGGCCTGCATGGGGGTGTGGCTCGCCGCTGATGTCGAGCAGACTGTGCAGCAGGCGGAAGGTTTTGCCGATGAGGGCGGTGGCGAGTTTTTTGGACATGGTGAATGGCTCCGGTGAGGTGGCGGGTGGGGCGCTGCGGACTCAGGCTGTGCGCCAGATCCGGGTCTTGCCTACGGCGTCAATGCCGACCTTGTAGGTGCCCTGTTTGAGCTTGTTGCGGCTGAGTGCTGCGGCGGCCAGGGCGCCCTTGATGGGGTCTGGAACGATGGCACTTTGGCCGGCTTGGTTGAGTTTGAGGAAAACGGGCTCCCACTTGCATACGCCGACTTTTTGCTTGGGCGCGTAAGGCACGTTGTGCTCGACCTTGAGGGTGTCCGCGTCGATGATGTGGCGTGGGCTTTTAAAACCACGGGGCGCGGTCTTGCGGGCGGCTTGGAGCGCTGCTGGTGCTGGCTCGGCCTTGGCCTGTTGGTGCTGCAGGATGGCGCTGCCGGCGCTGTAGGTGTAGTCGCCGTCTATGTCGCGGTCGCGCTTCAGCAGGCCGGCGTCCATGGCGGGGCGCAGCATGCTGTGGATGTTGCCGCGTACGCAGTCAAATTTTTCAGCAATGTCTTCCAGCGTGAGGTGCTCGTCCGGGTTGTTTTTGAAAAAGCCGATGCAGCTGGATGCGAGGCTGTCGGAGCGTGGGATGTAGGGGGTGTGGAGGCTCATTTTTTATGGCGTGTTGTGCGCAGCAGCTGCGCGGTGATGGGGTGGCGGTAAACAAACATGCTGGCGACGATGCCGAATGGCCCGCCCGCGAGGTAGGCGGCAATTTCCCAGCCGCTGGCATTGGGCGCGAGCTTGAAAAGCACCAGGTTGGCGGCGCCGATGGCTAGTGAGTTGCAAAAGGCTGCGATGCCGTGGCCGTTGTTGACCAGCTGGCTCTGCAAGCCCAGGCAAAACACCAGGGCAAAGGTGCTGAGCAATAGGAGGAGGGCGGCGGCGGTCATGACCGCGACCTGTTGCGGGAGATGAGATGCGATTCGACGGCGGGCATGCCCAGGCACAGCCTGGCGCGGTCGCGGACTTCGGGTGTTACGGCATGGCCGAGCTCCTCAGGGTGCAGCATGTCATTGAGCAACTGCTTGACCTGGTTGGTGCATGGCGTGTTGTGCTGTACCTTGTTGGCCTGGGCCCTGCATGTGCGCAACAGGTCCATGGCCAGGCTTTGGGCAGGGGTGCGCGGCTGGCCGATACAAGGGGAGTCGGCATCGGTGATGACTGCAACGCCTGCACCCTTGGGTAGATCGGTCAAGACAATGGTGATGGTCTTCATGCTGAAGCTTGTTCCTGGTCGGTGGTGGGGATGGATGGGGTGGTAGGGGTAGCTGCTTGCTGGCGCTTTTCTTCGTGGGCGATCCAGCTGGGGGCGAGGGGGGCGAGTTGGCACGACTTGATGCGTGCGCGCAGCTCGGTGTTGACGGGGCGGACGTGGTAAATCTCAAGGTCCACGCAGCGGCCGGGTATCAGCTCTGCGCGGTGTGCCTCAAGGAACTGCAAGGCCTCGGCGCCTAGCCACTGGGCGCTAAAGCCTTGTGGAAAGATGCGGCCAGCGATATCGCGCCCTACCAGCACGAAGCCTCGCTCTGCATCAAGGCTTGGGCCGGTGGTGCAGTTGGCCGGCCCCATGGTCAGAAAGGCCCGAAGTTTGATGACGGCATCTAGCGAAGACATGGCGGGCCCCTTACTGCGCGACTTGGAAGACAACCAGGGCGATCAGTGGCGCCAGTACCAGTACGCAAAAAAGGACGGTCAGCACCGTAAAGATGGCCGAGCGGATCGGGCCGGGGGCGCGGCGGAAAGGCCCCTCTATGGTGATCTGCCGGCGCGTGTCCACGCGGTAGTAGCCTGGGCGGGTGTTGAGGCGATTCATGGCAGGCCTTTCAGCGCCACATGCATGGTGGTGGCGGGTGGTGCGTCAGGAAAGCGGCGTTCTGCGTCGGCTGCGGCCTGCAGCTGGCCGGGGAAGACGCCGATGTAGGTGGTCACGCCGGGGACGATGATGCGAAAGGTCAGCATGTCGTGCCCTCCGGCTTTTTGGCCAGCGCATTTTCAACGGCCTCATCGATGCGGATTTGGATGGAGCGTTCTGACGGCCACGGCTGCGTGGCCAGGCCTTTGCTGCACACTCGGCGCATGACGTCGATATCGATGTGTTGGTCCTGCGCCGCCTCTTCGATCAGCAGCTCGAACGACTCCGAGCCGGGGCCAATGAGGTAGGCAAGGCGCGGGTCGCGGTGCATTTGACGCAGGATGTGAAATGCGGCTTTGGTATTACTCATGCCGGCACCTCGACCAGATTGCCGAAATCGTCGCAAACCAATCTGCCGACAGAGGACGACCAGCTTCTGCCCTGCTGATCGACGCGACTTTCCGAGCCCCACCAGGTTCCCGGGCGGAAATCTATCTCATCGACGGGCTGGTAGTCGCGGTACAGGCGCGCTTCACCCATGGACCCCTCAATGATCATTGCGATGCTGTGGCCGCCAAACGCGCTATGAAAGCGTAAACGCCCGTCGCATATGGGCATCAGAGTTGTGCAGGCGTCTGCACTGTGGGTGAGCGTGTTCAATTCGGCCTCCTGGTGAAAAGTTGGCGTAAAAAAGCCGCATCAGGGCGCGGCGGTGGTCATTCACATTCAGCAACGCCCCGTGGGCGCTCTTGAATGAAAAAGCCCGTGATCAGACGGGCTTTAGTGGCTTGTAGTGATGGGTTATTTGTGCATGGGTGCTCCTGTTGTTGGCGCCTGGTTGGCTTGCGGCGCTTCGCCGGAAGGGGTGAAAAACATCAGCACCCTCACACGATGCTGAAGTTTTGGCCCTCTTGCGAAGGCCGTCACGGGTACTCAATCCGTGTCCATTCAGGAAGCATTCGTGCCCAGGCTATGACGCCCTGAGGCGGTCAGTCGTTACCGCGCCACGACATATCGGCGTCCCCCTTGTTGGGGAGCCCGGCCCCTGGGGTCAGCGCATGCCACGCGGCATGCTCGCCCAGGGAGTTCGGGATTTAGCGTCTTGATCTGCCGACGCTGCGGGAGCAGGGCGCCCTGCGTGCAGGGTGGGCCGTGAATCCTGTGTGTTGTTAAGGGGCCATGCGGGCCGCCGGTGCGATGACTGACGGGTGGCGCAGAGGGTTTCTGCGGCATGGGTGAATTATCACTAATGTGATTTATCGTGTCAACACGAACGTGATATTTGTTTGCAATAATGCAACTGCCCGCATGGTGTGAGGTAAGGGAATTGCAAATGAAGGACGAAAAAAAACCGCCTCAAGGGGCGGGGGTGGTACAAGGCGGAATGGATTCACTTGACTACATTGAGGCGCAGGCGGGCAAGAATGCAGCCTTCAGGCTTGAGACGATGGAGCTGCTCAACAAGCGGGGCCATGCCATGCTGGCGCTGCTTTTGGGTGGCGCGGGCGCTGCGGGTGCTTATGCGCTGGGCCGGCTGGGTCAGCCTGATGCGCTATGGTCTTTCAGCGCGCTGGTGCCGGTGGCACTGTGGTGGTTTGGGCTTGCCGCCTGGGTAGCTGTGAAGATATGCCGCACGCAGGAACTTTATCCGCCCACTAATGAGCCCCAAAAACTGCTTGAGTACATGGAGGGTCCGCTGGAGGTTTACCGCGCGGAACTGACTGCCGAAGGCCGGCAGCCTGAGTCGGCCCTGGTGATGCTGCGCCGCAGCGAATTGTTATCACGGCAAAGCCGGATCGACGGCTATGTGAAAAATAATATGACGGTGGCGGCCCGCCTTGACAGGGCCTACCTATGTGCCGCCGCGACGCCTGTTTGGGCGCTGGTCGGCATCCTCGTTGTTGTGGTGGTTAAGCGCTGCGCCTGAGGGCCGGCTGGGCGCGCCGTGGAGGGTTTTGCGGCAGGTCTTTGCGCTCGGGTTGTGGTCCGGGGTAGTCGGGTAGCGTGGCGTGGGTATAGGGTATGTTTATCTCCATTTTTTTGGGGGTACGCTGGCTTGTTCGCGGCGCTCCGGCGCAGGTTGCGGCGCTGCGGGTTGGGTGGCGGTGGGGGTCATTTTTAACAGCTGCTCAGAGTTGTGTCGTGTCACAAGGCTTGTCGCGCATGACTGTAGTCCGTGCCGGTTTTGCCGCCGCAGAACTTGTTCCAGTCGCGCCCTTCTTGCGTGGCCTTGTTGTTTTGGGTGATGACGAGCTTGCCAGGAACCACTGCATTGAAGCTATTGGTTGCACGGTACTCATAGCAAATGGAGCCGTCAGCCATCAGGACGGCTGAATTGAGGCTAAATGAGTTGGGGTTTTTTGCCCCTTGTTTGATGACCTTGGCGCCTGCGACGATGCGCTGAAATTCAGCCTCTTTCTTCACCTTTTCTGCCGCCTCGGCAATCTTCTGCTCTGGCGACTTTTCGGCTTCTACGGCGGCGAGTTTGGTAGCGCGTTTGTCCGCAGCGTCTTGCGTGTTGGCGATGCAGGAGACGATGCCCACGGTTGCCAGGCCGATGAATAGCCACTGGGCTTTGCTGTGGCGTTTTTTGATTTTGGCTCCGCATTGAGGGCATGCCTTGGCTGCGGTGCTGACCTGGTTGCCGCATTCGTGGCACTTGACTAAAGCCATTTGTACTCCCAGTTGATTTATATTTCTCGTCGCCCCATGGGGAATGGTGCTCTGTGGTGTGCTTTTGATCTCAATCGGGTGTCGCGCCCAGGGGCCTTAGGGCAATTCCACAGTGTTTGCAGACTCGTGCGTCCATCCTGACCAGCTCCCGGCAATCCGGGCATCGGACATGTGTTTTCGGGCTTATGGCTTCACCGGCAATTAGGGCCGCCTGTTCTTTGAGGCTGGGTAGCGCCAATACCAGTATGCCGGCAATGAGCGGGGATAGGATCATGGACAAAACGAAGTAGCCGAATCCATGCCTATCCTTGCTGCTGGCAATGATGCCGACCACAATTGAGGCGGCAAACCAAAAAATCAGCACTTCCATGCTTTTCCTTTAATTCGGGACAATCGATATCACCTTGTCCATGCGGATGATGTTTTCCACTGGCTCGGTGATTTTTTCATGCAGGGCGCTGATGGACTCCAGGCACACCATGCCGCCTCGCAGCCACGTCAGCTTCTTGATCGCCTTGCGGCCATCGGTGAAATGGACGACACACAAGTCAGGGGGGTCGGCTGGGCGGTTGGGTGAGGCGACGACGTCCCAGCCGGCCATGATGGCGGGCTCCATGCTGTTGCCGCGCACCTTGACGGCGTAGGCTTGGTCATCGAGCAGGGTAGAGGCGTAATAGACGGGTTCTGCCTCCTGGGCGGTGGGTGCGGTATAGGCTTCGATGAAGCCATTGTCGCCACCCTGGACGACGCCGACGCGAAAGGCGTACTTGACTTCGGTTGGGCGAGCGCCGTCTGGTAATTCGTTGGGGAATAGGCGCCGCTCTCCCTTGCCGCTCTCCAGCCACTCGGCATGCACATTCAAGGCACGGGCGATGGCCAGGAGTTCCCTTGGTTTTTTTCTTAGGCCACCTTCAACGTTTGCAATAGTGCTTTGTGTCACCTTGGCGACTTTGGCTAGTTCTTCTTGTGTGAGCCCGGCGTCTTCGCGAGCTGATTTGAGTCGGTCTGCAATTGTAATCACATTAGTGATTGAACCAGACAAGCCAATCACGTTGGTGGTTGATTCATTATCACGAACGTGATTTAATAGGGTCATGGATGGACTAAACAAAGCAATTGCAATCGCTGGAAGCCAGCGAGCCCTCGCTGAGGCGATAGGCCTTGGCCAAACGGCGGTGGCGAACTGGATAAAGCGCGGTGGACTGGTTCCGGTTGAGCATTGCGCGCCAATTGAAACGGCATTTTCTGGCGCCGTTACGCGCAAGGAACTTCGCCCCGACGATTGGGAAATACATTGGCCCGAGCTGGCCGTTCCCGCCACCTCCCCGCCCATCCCCCGCGCCATCGAGGCCCTGGCCGCAGCCCCTCTGACCACCGACGTTGCCCTGGAGGCCGACCTCGAAAAGGCCGAGCAGGCCGGCCTGGTTCACCTTCCCAAGAGGGCCCCCATCTGGAACGGTGCCGAGCGCCGCGCGGCACTTGTCCAGCGTCGTTCCGTTGACCGTGAGCAGGCGGATATCGATGCCGCAGGGCCGGGGGCGGCGGACGTTTAGTGGGACTACCCCTGCAATTTGTCTGTCGATATCTGGTTTTCCATGGGCATCCCTTTCAGTGGCCATTGTTGTGTGAGAGCTGCACGCTCCACTGGCTGTGGACGCCCGCCATTTTCCGCCCCGCACCACTTGCCCAACCGCCGCACGGCGTGGTTTCACTCCTTCCCATATGGCCGCCACATGCAGGCAAGCGTGCGGTGTTTCGTGCGTCGGGATGGTGCGGGGTTTTTTCTTTTTCGCCATGGCCGTAGTTTGCTTTGCAGCTTCGGCCCTGTCAGTAACAACATTTCCTGGAGTCTGTGATGAATGAAATTGATGCGGCCTACAACCTGGTACACGACTACAAAGGGGGGGCGGATTCGCTAGGTCCTAGGATCAGTAAGAGCGCAACCACGTTGTGCCATGAGGTGGCAGAGGTCGGTACGGCAAAACTGGGCCTGAAGACGGCGGTGAAGATTTCCGTCATCTCGGGTGACAAGCGCATTCTGGAAGCTTTTGCCGTCCAGATGGATTGCATGGTGTTGCCGCTGCCCTCGGCTTTGCAGCTGAAGGGTGACAGCTGCATGGTGCGCTTGAGCGATGTGCTTCGCGATTCGAGCGAGTTGGTGCGGGAGTCGATGGCCGACCTGGAGGATAAAGCCCTTACTGACAATGAGCGTGCGCGTCTTGAGCGCATTTGCGCACAAATGATCAGTTCGGTGTCGGCTTTCATGGGGGCCGTGAATAAGTGCCACCTTGAAGGCAAGCGGGTGGAGAAGGATGGTGCGCTGTGAGGCCCGTTAACGAAGTGACGCAGGCGTTGCTGCAGGCGGCGCGGGGTGCAAGCAAGGCAGGGCAGCAGTGGAGGGCGGCAGCATGAGCGTACTCAATACCTCGGCGCAGGCCTTGAAGGGCCTTGCCGCCCGCGACATGGGCCGCAAACAGCGTGAAATCTTTGACGTGGTGCTGGACAGCCAGCGCAGTGGCACGCAGGACATGAGTCTGAATGAAATCAGGGATATCTATGAGAGCCGCCAGGGCCGGCGCATTGAGCTGGGCTTTGTCAGTGCTCGGGTGTCTGAGCTGGTGGCGGCCAAGCGTCTGGTGCGGCTTGACGATATCCGGGCGTGCAGCGTGACAGGTAGCGCGGTGAGGCCTGTGTGCGTGCCGTCGGAGCAGGCGGGGTTGTTCGCATGAGCTTCATGATCTCGACCGCATGCGTCCGGCTGAAGATGCCCGGCGTTGCCAAAAATGTGCTGATGCAGCTGGCAGAAATTGCCAATGATCATGGGTTTGCCTTTCCCTCGATTGACTACCTGTGCATGCGCACCTGTTGGGGTCGTTCGGCGGTGATTGAGGCGCTGAAATATCTTGAGGAAAAAAAGGTCATTTGGCCGGACCGGGCCAGCGGGCGCAACACCACATACTGGGTCACGCCCGCCAACTGGGAGGGTGAAATCTACCCGGAAAAGGATACAGACCCGTCCGCCACCCGGACCGGTCCGCCAGCCGGACGGGTCCGCCAAACGGACTACCACCCGTCCGCCAGCCGGACCCCACCCGTCCGCCAAACGGACCCCACCCGTCCGCCAGCCGGACCCGACCCGTCCGCCAGCCGGACACTAGTATCAATTAACACCATTGAATTGAACACCCCCCTACCCCCCAAGGGGGATGCGAGTGGGTTTGATGACTTCTGGAAAACCTTTCCAAAGAAATCGGCGGAAGCCCGGGCTCGCCGGCAATGGGCTGAGCTGGCGCCTGATGCGGCGCTGCGGTTGCGGATCGTTGATGCGGTGCGGGCGCAGGCGGCCAGCGATGCCTGGCAACGCGATGGCGGCCGGTGGGTGCCACTGGCGTCGTCGTGGCTGCGTGACCAGCGCTGGCAGGACGAGGTGGCCGAGGGTGGTGACGCCAACGGCGCGGCCAGCGACGGGGATAGCCGGGCCAGTGTCGAGCGAACGGCGGCACAGCTCGGCATCGCGGCGTGGGATTCGCTGGATGGGCCATGGCACGTCTACAAGGCGCGGGTGCATGCCGAGGTGGCACGGCAGGCGCGGGCCTGACGTGAGCGCAGGCAGGCAAGACAACTTCAAAACCACAACAAGGAATACCGTGAGCGATACGCCAACCACCGAAGAGAAATATTTGTCAGCCATCCATTCCTCCAACCTGCGCATGGAGGCCGACGCGGAGCGGCGCAGCAATGCCGATGTGCTGGTGGCGGCTGGTTGGTCTGCATCCCGGGTGGGTATGGCTCTGTTGCGGCTGCATTCGGAGTGGGACGCGGCAGCAAAACCTGTGAGGCCTACGCAGCAGGCCATCCGGTTGCTGGCGGAAACCATGCCTCGCATCGAGAAAGGGCGGGTTACGAAGAAAGGCAAGGATGGCGTGATGACGAGGCAGGCTAACACGGTTGTGGATATTGCCGGTGCGACGCGACTGGCTGGGCAATGGCATTTGAGCGAGTTGTACAAGCTGATCGACAAGCTCGGGATGTTGCCGGATGTGCGGCGCGAGTTGCTTCGGCAGGCTGGCAAGTGGCGCATTGCCAATGCTCCGGAGGTGGTGCCGTCGGTCATCAAATACTGGCTTGAGCAGAATTGCAGCGTGTGTTCTGGATTGAAGTTCAAGCCAGTTTCCGGTACGCCGACTCTGTCCAATCGGCAGTGTCACGGTTGCCATGGCTCGGGGGTTGGTGCTGTGCCGCATGGTCAGGATGGCAAGCGGCTGTGCAACTACATCGATGATTGTGTGATGTGGGCTCGGCAATCACTTCGATCACGCTTGCGAAACACAAAATAGGCTGTATCATTGCCGCCAAGGATTGCAGAGGCTGCTTAGCCTCTCGTACCTGGAATCTCTGTCCAATGTCCAAACAGGTTAGTCCTGTGCGGTAGATGTCGATGGATAAACTCGCCCCGAATTTATAGCCACCCACCGAGGTGGCTTTTTTGCGTCCATGCACCGGAGAGGAGGGTGAGCTTATGCCGAAAGCTGCCCCGCGTCCTTGCTCGATGTTTGGTTGCCGCGCACTGTCTGTAGCTGGTGGCCGGTGTGCCGATCACCAGCGTGAGCAGTGGCGCAAAAAGCCCTTTGCCACCAAGCGCATCACAGGCAGACGGCTGCAAGCAATGCGAGCCGCGCTGTTTGATCGGTGCCCGTTATGTGTGGCTTGCGATGCCAAGGGCTTTGTGGTTGCTGCCACCCAGCGTGACCACATCAAGCCGCTCTCCGAGGGCGGGCTGGACGACGACAGCAACGTGCAGGGTCTATGCGATGCCTGCCACGAAGAAAAAAGTCAGGCTGAAGCTAAGCGTGGCCGTAGTCGCTGACCGCTGAGAACTGCCTGAATTTTTCAGCAGCGCCGAGGGGGTAGGGGGGGGTGAGAAGTTTGGGTGCGCCCACCGGAAACCGAACGCTTAACTGTTATTTTATGGAGCGTGAAAACTACCCCCTGGGGGTTAACGAGAGGTAGTGAGATGGAGCAAAAACCAAACTTCGCCGCTGCGCTTCCCGCTGTTGGTGGGGAGCGGATCGCATCCGCCTCGGCTGAGATCGTGTCGCCAAAGCCGCCGCCCATGTTTGGGCTGTCTGCTGATGAGCGGGGACTGTACGACCACATTTGCCAGACGCTTCGCCTGGCAGGCGTCGAACACATGACGGCAGGGATGCCGATCGCGATCATCGTCCGCACTTTTGCCGACTGGCTCAAAGCCAGTGCAGAGTGCGAAGAAAAGGGCCGCACTCAAACGTCAAAGACCGGGTGGGCCACGCCAACGCCCTGGGCCGATGACGAAAAACGACTGAAGATGGAGCTCGGCCAATGGCTACCAAAAGCTTGCTTGACGATACCGTCGCTGGCCAGGGTGAGGAAGGACACGGGAGAAAAGGGCGGGCAGGACGACCTGTTCGCCGATCTCGTAAACCACGCTGGCACCTTACCCGCAAGCGCATCGAGGCACTGACACCTCCAGCGCTTGAAGAGTGGGATGACGGCTACGGACTGCCCGTGCTGCGTGGTGACATCGTCACCGGCAAGCTGGTTTATCTTGCGGTGCTTCGGCATTACCAGGACTTGATCGACGGCCCCAAGCGCGGCCTGGTGTTCAGTGCAGCGCATGGCTGGCACGTCATCAGCTACATCGAAAAGTTCTTTGTTCATACCAAGGGGCCGCTGGCACGCCAGCCAATGCTGCTGGACCCGTGGCAAAAGTTCTGGACCGCCGTGTTGTACGGCTGGCGCAAGGCTGATACCGGCCTGCGCCGATTCACCAGGGCCTACGAAGAGGTGGCCCGCAAGAACGGCAAGAGTACATGGAAGGCCCCGCAAGGGGCCTATCTTTTTTCCATGGACGGCGAGGTGGGGGCCGAGGTGTACGCCATGGCCACGACGCGCGCCCAGGCCATGACGGTGTTCAAGCCCGCATTTGAAAACATCAAGCGCTGGGTGCGCAACTCGCCAGGCATTGCCCGCTCATTCAAGGTGTACGCCGGGCTGAATCAGGAAAAGATCGAGATGACCGATGGCAGCGTCTTCGAGCCACTGCCATCCAACGCCGAGAACCAGGACGGGCGCAACCCATCCGCCGTGCTGTACGACGAACTCCATGCCGCCAAAACACGGGACGTGTGGGACGTGATGGAGTCTGCGTTTGGTGCACGCGCCCAGCCTTTGCTGTCCGCCATCACCACAGCCGGCTTCATCCTGGACGGCATCTGCACCGAGGTGCGCGGCTACTTGATCTCCGTGCTTGAAGGAAAACGAATCGACGATTCATTTTTCGGCTACGTCTACACCCTGGACGAGGGCGACGATCACTTTGATGAGCGCAACTGGATCAAGGCCAATCCTGGTCTGGGCAAGTCCAAGACGCTCGACTACATGCGCGGCGTGGCTCGCAAGGCCGCAGCCCTGCCGGGTGCGCTGGTCAATTTTTTGACCAAGGATTTAAACATCTGGTGCAACGGCGCCGATGGCTGGTTTGCCCTGGACGTGTGGAACAAAGGCGGTGCCAAGTTTGACTCCGCCATGCTGCGTGGTCGGCGCTGCTTTGGTGGCCTGGACTTAGCCAGCACCCGCGACTTGACGGCATTCGCCCTCGTGTTTCCGCCCGATGAACCGGGTGGGATGTGGTACGTCCTGGTGCAGTTCTGGTGCCCGCAAGAAAAAGTCACCACGCAAGAGCACGACGACGTTGCGCCCTACCGGCGCTGGGAAACCGAGGGTTGGCTGACCGCCACTGAAGGCAATGTGACCGACTACGGTCCGGTGCGTCGCGCCGTCCAGCAGGCCATGCAGGACTATGACGTGCAGGACATCGGCTTTGACCGCTGGAACGCCCAGCAGTTGTGCAACGAGTTGCTCGATAACGGCGTGCCGCTGGTCGAGGTGCCGCAGAACACCGGGGGCATGTACCCCGGCTCCAAGTGCCTGGAAGAGCTGGTTTACGGCAAGCACCTGCAGCACGGCGGCAACCCCGTGCTCAGGTATTGCGCCATGAATGTGGCGCTGCTGTTTGACACCAACGGCAACTTCAGGCCCGACAAAAAGAAGAGCAATTTAAACGGCCGTATCGACGGCATCGTCGCTTTGACGATGGCGCTGAGCCGGTGTGTGTTGACGGATGGTTCCGATACCTATTTTGAGAGCTTTGCAAAATGAATGTAATCCGTCGCACGATGCTTCGCCTGGCCTTGAAGGGGGTAGAACTATCCCCTTCGATGCCCGAGGGTTGGAAGTTCCTGGGGGGTGGTGAAACGTGGGCCAAGGTCAATGTTGATGAGGTCACGCAGCTGCAAATTTCAGCAGCGTTTTCAGCCATCCGTCTGATCGCCGAAACGGTAGGCACGATGCCCTTGCATCTGTACCGAAAGACCTCGAAAGGCCGGGTCCGTGCAACCGATCACCCGCTCTATGCCCTGGTGCACGATCAGCCTAATGAGTACATGACCGCGGTCGAGTGGAAAGAGGCCATGGTGGTCAGTCTGACCACCATGGGCCAGTCTTACAACTATGTTGACAAGTTTGAGTCAACGGGCCGAATCATCAGTATTCAGCCGGTGCACAAGAACCGCGTCAAGCCAGAGATTGATATGGCTGGTGGGTTGACCTACTGGTTGACCATGCGCAACGGCCAGCGCCTGCGGCTCAAGCGCCCCCAGATTTGCCCAATTCGCGGCTTCGGGGGTGTGGGAGACCTGGAAGGGTACGCGCCGCACAAGATCCACGCCAACAGCATGGCGCTGACGATTGCGGTGGAAAAATATGGCGCTGAATTCTTTGGAAGTGGTGGCCGTCCCAGCGGCATTTTGACGACAGACCAAGAGTTCAAAGCGGTCCAGCGGGATTCGATTCGAGAGAACTTCCAGAAATACCTGGCTGACAGCTGGCGCACCAACAGACTCCCACTGCTAGAAAACGGGACCAAATACCAGCAGGTCACGACGCCCAATAACGAGGCGCAGTTCATCGAGACACGCAAGCAGCAGATCGCGGAAATGGCCCGCATCTACCGCGTGCCCCTGCATATGCTGATGGAGATGGACAAGGCCAGCTACGCCAACACCGAGCAGGCCAATAAGCATTTTCTGGATTACACGCTGCTGTCTTATCTCAAGCGGATCGAGCTAGCGCTCAACAGTTGCTTGTTAACGGCGGCTGAGCGGGTCGATCACTATTTTGAATTTGATGTGCGCGGCCTGCTGCGCGGCGACAGCACCCAGCGCGCCGCGTACTACGTGACCATGCGCAACGCTGGCGCCATCACCCAAAACGAAATCCGTGATCTGGAAAACATGCCACAAATCGAAGGCGCAGATGACCTGCACGTCCCTCTCAACATGGCGCCCAGCGACATGCTGGCCTCCATCCTTGGCGACAAGAACAAAGGAAATTGAACATGGAACGCATCACTGCACCCATTGAAATCAAGAGCGCAGGTAGCGACGGCACCTTTACCGGCTACGCCGCCGTTTTTGGCAACATCGATCTGGGCTATGACGTGATCGAGCCTGGCGCATTCGTGCAGGCCAAGACCACCCGCGACGGCATGTTGCGCATCGCCATCGGCCACCGACTCGACCAGCTGGCTGGCAAGGCTACTTTTCGCCAGGATGATCGCGGCCTCTACGTCGAGGGCAAGCTCAGTCTGGGCGTCAGCTACGTGCGAGACCAGTACGAGCTGATGAAAGACGGCGTTCTTGATGGCTTGTCGGTCGGCTTCAACATTCTTCGAGATGGCGCCGACTACGAAGAGCGCAGCGGAAAACACGTTCGCATCATCAGGGCCGCCGAGCTTTGGGAGTTTTCACTTGTGCCCTTTGGCATGAACCCGGAGGCCCTTGTCGATTCCGTCAAGGCCGCTTCCGTTCGAGATTTCGAGTCCCAGCTCCGGGGCCTCGGATACAGCCAGACCGAGGCCAAGAGCCTGGCGTCTGGCGGTTACAAGTCGCTGGGCCACCGGGATGGTGGCTCGGACAGCGGGACGCTGGCAGACGCACTTCAAGACCTTCGTCAATCATTTAACTGGAACTGAAACACCATGAAAAAATCATTCACCATTACCCGCCAACACGTCACCATCGTGTTTTTGCTGGCCGCTGCTGTCCTTGCCGCCTTAGCCCTGATGGGGCATCCGCTCATCCCTGCCGAGGCCTTCGCGGGCTTGGGCATGGTCCCTATGGCCATGTCGGGCGAAATCGATGTCAAAAAGCAAATGGAGCAATTGACCGATGTTGCCAAGGCCGCCAAGGATGCCATTGACCAGGTTAAAAAATCACACACTGATCTGGACGGCCGGGTAGCCAAGCTGCACGAGGAAATCGCCTCTGGCAAGGCGGATTCCGTCACTAAGTCTGCATTCCAGGATGCCGTGGTTCGGGTGGAGAAAGCTGAGGCCATGCTGAGCAAGACGAATGCTGAGCTGACCGAGCTGGCCCAAAAGTCGGCCAATCTGCTGGGCAGCGGTAACCAGCACAAAAGCCTGGGGCAAATGGCCGCTGCATCCGACGCTGCCAAAAGCTACAAGGGCGGCACGGTCGAGCTGTGCGCCATGGCCGCCCCTTTGTTTGGCAAGGCCGCAGTCACCTCGGGCGCGGCCAGCGCGGGCGCCTTGATAGAGGCCTACCGCGTGCCCGGCATCATCGTCGGCCCTGACGCGCCGCTGACCATCCGCGACCTCTTCATGGCTGTATCGATCAGCAGCAACGCCATCGAATGGGTGCGCGAATTGCTGTTCACCAACGCCGCCGGCGCGCAAAACGGCGAAGGTACAGCCAAGAACGAAAGCGGCCTGACCTTCGAGAAAAAAACCAGCCCGGTCGAAACCATCGCCCACTGGATTCCGGCCAGCCGCCAAGTGCTGTCCGATGTGCCCCAGCTCAGCGGCATCATCGATGGCAAGCTGCGCACCGGTCTGAAGCTCAAGGAAGATGCCGCCCTGATGTTTGGCGACGGCACCAATGGCAACTTGCTGGGCCTGGTGCCCCAGGCCACCGCGTTCAACGCTCTGCTGAGCAAGGTCGGCGACACCAAGATCGACATGCTGCGCCGCGCCATCCTGCAGGTAGCCAAAGCCCAGTACCCGGCTACCTTCCAGGTACTGAGCCTGGAAGACTGGGCCGAAATCGAGACCATGAAGACCACCGACGGCGCCTACATCTTCGGCAGTCCGACCAATGGCACCGCCCCGCGCCTGTGGGGCAAAAGCGTGGTTGAAAGCCACGGCCTTGAAACGGGTGACTTTCTCGTGGGCTCCAGCCTGGCCGCCACAATCTGGGACCGCGAAGACGTCACGGTGCGCGTGGCCGAGCAGCACGCCGATTTCTTCATCAAGAACATGGTCGCCATCTTGTGCGAAGAGCGCTTGGGCTTCACGGTCGAGCGCCCTCAAGCCATCGTGTCAGGCGCTTTCGCCTGATTTTTTAACCCCGCAGCGGCCCCCTTTGCGGGGTCGCTGTATAGGAGTGAACCCCTATGCAAGTACTGAAATCTTTTGTTGATGGCCAGGGTCGTCGAATGAAGCCAGGCGCGGATTTGCCTACCGACTACGACAGCGTCACGCTAAAGCACTACCAGCGTTATGGCATGGTGGGCGAGGCGCTGGCAACTGCCAAGCCTGTGAAAGGGTCGCCTGCCAAAGCGGCTAAAGGTGAAAAGGCCAAGGGTGGTTCGCCCGGCAACCCTGATCCGGCGGCGACTGACACCGTGCAGGCAACTGCACAGATCGGCGCCTTTGGGCCGTCCGAAACCAAGCCTGCCGGCCCCGATGAAACCAAGGCGCCAGTTAACACTGACGCCGATCCGGCGGCCTGACTCTTCTCTGTGTGATGCGCCCCGGCCTCGGGGCGCATTGCATGGCGACGCCCATCATCCCCAAACGAACACACCATGCCAATCAAACCCACCGTCGAGGAGGCCCAGCGCCGCCTGCGTATCGACGCTGACCTGGCGGCCGATCTCGAATCGGCGATCGACCAGGCGCATGCCGAAGCCTTGGCCTTTCTGGATCTCAGCCTCTATGCCGATGACGCGGCCCTGGCTGCTGCGGCGGACGCCAGCGGTATTGTGGCCACTGCGGACATCATTGCCGCCCAGCTGCTGCTGACCGACGCGCTCGTGGGCAACAACAGCCTACAGGACCGAGAAAGCAAGCGAGAAGCCGCGCGCAACATGCTGCGCCCCCACCGTCGCATGGGGGTCTGAAGGATATGCACTCACAGCAACTCGACAAGTTGATCGAGATCCAGCAGCACCAGGTGAGCAAAGGCCGCTCTGGCGGCATCGTCAAGAACTGGGGCGTGTTCCTGCCGTCCGTGTACGCGGCGGTGCGCCACCTGAGTGGCAACGAACGGCAGGCCACTTCGGCGGCGGGCGGGCAGGTCGCCGTGGCGCGCACCGAATTTCGTATCCGTTTCCGGCCAGGCATCACTGGCTTGATGCGCATCAAGCATGGCGAGGCCATTTACAACATCGACCATGTCAACCCTTTGAACGAGGGTGGCGACTGGCTCATCCTCACCAGCTACACCGGAGTCAACAATGGCTAAATCCGAAGTCATGGGCATTGGCGACCTGAAACAGCGCTTCGGCCAGCTGAAGAGCGGCATGGAAACGCGCACCAGTCGGCTCATGGTGGTCGCTGCCGGCGGAGTACTCAAGGCCAAGGCCAAGTCCATCGCGCAGGCCAACGGCTCGGTACGTACCGGCGCCATGGTCAAAAACATCGTCATCAAGCGCGAGCCTCAGGCGCCAAGCGGCACCACCCAGTACAACCTGGGCGTGCGTCATGGCCGGGATCTGACCAAAAAGCAAAAGACCGGCGGCAAGCACCTGGCCGTCACCGGCGGCGGCCGTATCTCGGTCCGCTACCACGACGATCCTTACTACTGGAAGTGGGTTGAGCAGGGGCACAAGATCGTGCCGCGCAAAGCGGGTGAAACGGGCGCAACAGGCCAGACGGTCATTACCTACACCCGCAAAGGCCGCAGCGGCAAGATGGTGACGTACACGCGCAAGCGCGGCACAGACTCTCTGCGCGCACGCCGCCAGGGCGTGACGGGCAGTGTGCCCGCCAAGCCCTTTATCGGTCCAGCAGCAGAGCAAGGCAGGGAGCAGGCTATCACCGCCATGGGCGAGCGCCTGCAAAAAGAACTCGACAAGGCAGCCCAAGCATGAGCACCGTACACGAAACCGTGACCGCCGCGCTCTCGGCCGTCTTCCCGAATGCCTGGGCTGTCGAGCTGCCGCCCATCCCGGTCTGGCCTGCTGCCGTGTTTGACATCGACAGTGCGCCGGAAGAGGCCTGGTGCAGCGGCGGCGGCTACACCCAGCACGACGTCAACCTGATCGTCTTGGCGCGCACCATTGAGGAGCTCGATGTGCTGCTGCCCATGTCCGCTGGCGGCACCCTTCGCCCGGCCCTGGAAGGCCTGGACTCTTACCAGTATGAGGATGCTTGCGGCGATGCGGACTATGAGCCCGATCCCGCCGTTTATGCCCGTTTCCTGACCGTGCGCCTGCGCACCCCCCGTTACTAACCACCTGGAGCCACTTGATGACCAAACGCACCGCAACACCAGCGGCGGCGGGCGCAGCCGCGTCCGCCCCTGCAGCCACCGTGCAGACGTCTGCACACCAGCCAACACCGCCGCACCCACGCGATGCGCACACCGGCGAGGGCGGACGCTACGTGCGCGATCCCGCCACCGGCATCCGCACCCGCGTGCCCGATGCGGTGGCGCCGGCAGCAGCTGTCGACCCCCTTGCCGCCGAAGCCGAAAGCGGCAGCACCACCCTCCCGTAACCCTGCAATCCCGATAACTTCGAAAGGTCCACCATGGCCAAATCCATGAAGAAAATGCTGCTGCTGGCGAAAATTGAAGCCATCAGCGGCACCGACAGCGCCCCCACGCCCGTCCTGAATGCCATCCTGTGTCGGGCCTTCATGCCCGAGCCCATCACGGCCGAGCAGGTCGGCCGCGAACTGATCCGGCCCTACAAGGGCAACAGCGGCAAGCTGACGGTCGGCGAGCACCGCAAGTTCACCTTTGAAGTCGAGCTGGCCGGCAGCGGCGCCGCCGGCACCGCACCGGCCTGGGGTCTGCTGCTTGAGGCCTGCGGCTTTGCCGAGACCGTGACGGCGGCCACCGACGTCACCTACGACCCGGTCAGTGAAGGCGAGCCCACGTTGACCCTGTATGGCTACCTGGACAAAACCAAATTCATGGTCACCGGCGCCAAGGGCAATGTCAGTTTCGAGACCAATGCCAAGGGCATCCCGGTCATGAAGTTCGAATTCATAGGCGCCTACAGCACCCCCACCGAAGAGGCAGTTATGCCCGTGGGTGTCGACTACAGCGCCTTCACCCAGCCCAAGACCGTGGGCAAGGCCAATACGCCCACCTTCACCTTCCATGGCTTGTCGGCCTGCACGTCGGCCTTCAGCGTGGCCTGGGGCAACAGCATGAGCTGGCGCGAGATGATCAACTGCGCCGGCGCTCACAGCCCGGACCGCCAGCCCACCGGCAATGTCACGATGGAACTCCCCAGCGTCACCACCAAGAACTGGGCCGAGGTCGTGCGCGAGGGCACCGTGGGCGCCTGCCAGCTGGTGCATGGCACCACGGCGGGCAACATCATCGAGCTCAACCTGCCCCAGATCCAGTGCGGTCCCTTCACCCTGCAAGACGACCAGGGCGTGGCCATGATGTCCATGCCCTTCGATCTGCTGCCCTTGCTGGGCGACGACGAGCTGCGCATCGTCGTTCGCTAGTTCCGATACCCCTTTTTGTCCTCCTGAGCCACCCCTGCGGTGGTTTTTTTATTGCCCATTACCTTTTTAAAACACCATGTTCAATCTCGCCCCCACCCAGACCTTCAAAGAAACCGTCACCGTTAGCGTCAAGCAGGAAAACGGCAGCTGGAAGGAAGAATCCTTCACCGCCGTCTTTGACCGTGCGTCCGAAGATGATCGCGAAGAGTTGCTGGCCCTCAAGCATGTGGAGCTGGTGCGCCGCAAGCTGGTCGGTTGGCAGATGAAAGACGCGCAAGGCCAGGACGTGCCTTTCACCCCTGAAAACCTCGAAGGGCTCCTGAAGCTCACCGGGGCCGTGCGCGAAACCGTCATGTCCTTCTGGCGCGCCAACACGGGTTCACGCGAAAAAAACTGATAGAGGCGGCGCGCTGGTGGGCTGGTGTGCGCGATGACGCGCCCGGCGCCTTCGATGTCGACGAAAGCGTCATCGAGGGTATGCAGGCCTGGGGCGCGCCGCCTGAAGAGCTGGCCAAGGCGCGCGAGCAGATGGCGAAAGCCGAGCCGGTGGCGGACGCCGAAACCTTTGGCGTCTATGCCGAAAACATCCCCGTGGTCAATGCCTTTTTCAGCCTGCGCACCCAGTGGCAATACGCCGGCATGGCCGGCCAGCGCATGGGCTTTAACTATGCCGGCGTGATCAGTTGGCTGGCTTTGAATTTTCGACCGCGCCGCCGCCGCGCGCTCATGGCCGACCTGCAGCTGATGGAGTCCGCCGTACTGGCGGCAGACCACGAGCAAAGAAAAAAAGAGGAATAACCCATGGCAGCACTCGGATCACTGGTCGTCAAGCTCGGGCTTGAGTACGCCCAATTCACCGGCGGCCTCGACAAGTCCGAGCAGGCCGCGCTCGCGGCAGGAAAGCGCATCCAGGACACCATGGATGGCCTGGGCCGCAAGATCGCCACCACGGTCGGCGCCATCGCCGGCGGATTGGCTGCGGGCTTCACCATTTCGGCCTTCAAGAGCCTGATCCACGACACGATCGAAAGCGCCGCCAAGCTCAACGACCTTGCCATCCAGACCGGCGTCACGGTCGAGGCCTTGTCGGGGTTGGCAAGCATTGGGAAATACAGCGAGCAAAGCGCAGATGCCATCTCCAGCGCTATGAGTAAGCTGGCCAAAAACATGGCGGGTGCCAGTGAGGAGAGTAAAGGCACCGGCAAAGCCCTGGAAACTCTAGGCATCGACTTCGATAAGTTCAAGAAGATGTCGCCGGATCAGCAGATGCAGACTGTGGCCAAGGCCATGGATGGTTTTGCCGATGGCTCCGGAAAAGCTGCCGTCGCTATGGCGCTCTATGGCAAAGAGGGGTTCAAGATGCTGCCCTTCTTTAAGGACTTGGCGACAGCAGGCGAATTGCAGGCCAAGGTTACGGCCGAGCAGTCAGCTATGGCTGATGATTTTTCTGACAACCTGATGCGGCTGGAGGTAAGCGGCAATGCCTGGAAGAAGAAATTGGCCCTGGACATGCTGCCTACCATGGCGGATTTTGTCGAGGTCCTGTTGGAGGCATCAAAAAAAGGCAGTGATCTTGATGGCGTGCAGAAGACCCTGGCTGGTGATCATGGCGTAGAGGATTGGGCCGACCATGCTGCAATGGGCCTGGCTCGGCTTATCGACGTCGCAAAAATTCTGCCGTCCTTGTTGTCTGCCTTGGCGGGTAGCTTTAAGGTTGTTTGGGCTGATGTCGAGACGGCTGACAAGGCGGCAACGCTTCTGAATCCAGTCGCCTTATCTGTCGCGGTGGCGAGTGGTAAGAATCCCTTCGCTGAATTCAAGGCGCAGCTAAAAGACCGGAACAAGACACTTGCAGACGCAAATGCCGGTTACGAAAAGCTGATGGCCATAGAGGGAAATGCTACTGAAAAGGCGATGGCTGCCCGCATTGCAGGACGCAAGGCGGAAAGAGACTTTGCGGTAAACGCTGACGCCAAAGACTTACGCGCGCGCGCTGAGGCTGCCAGTACGGGGAAGCCTAATCTCGATTTCACCAATATCCTCGACAAGGACAAAAAAAGCGCCGACGGCGCCGCCGACGCCATTGGTGCACTGATCGAGCGGTTGCGTGGCCTCGACAAGCTGCAGGCTGCGCAAACGAAAGAGTCCACCGCAGACCTGCAGTCCCGGCGCAAGCGCGGGCTGCTCGGCGAGATCGACGCCATCGAGCAGGTTGCCGCCGCTGAGATTGCGTCCCTGACCGTCAGCAAGGGCCTGTTGCAGGACGAGCTGGCGGTCTATGCGACCAAGAAAGCCGGCCTGAAGGATGTGGCCGCCACAAAAGCCAAGATTGCCGAGCAGGAAGAAAAGATAGGCGCGCGTGAAAAGCAGCTCAACCGCGACCTGTCCGAGCGTTATGCAGAAGTCAATGCCGAGGCCGACAAGCGCATCGACGCCCGTATCCGCGACACCACTGCGCTTGAGCAGCAGCTGCGCGACATGGAGTTCGAAGCCTCCACCATCGGCAAGACTGCTGAGCAGGTGCGCGTGCTCGACATGGCGCGCACCGAGGAGATGGCCACGGCCAAGGAGCGCCTGGCTGTCACCCTGCGTGCCCGTGACGGCAACAATGCCGAATCCGATCAGCTGGAGCGCCAGGCCGCACTGCTGCGCCAGATCGCAGGGCAAAAGGGCGCCAATGCCATCGCGCAGGAAGCCGCCGCCGGCTGGAAGCAATTCACCGACTCCCTCTATAACGGCCTGACCGACTCCCTGTATCGCGGGTTTGAGTCCGGCAAGGGCTTTTTCAAGTCATTTTTGGACGGCATCAAGAACACCCTCAAAACAACCACGCTCAAGCTGGGTGTGCAGCTGGTGGCGGGCGTCGCGACTGCCGCCTTGGGCTTGCCGGGGCTCGCCAACGCGTCCGGCGGTGCAAGCAGCATCGCCAATCTCAGCAACCTCTCCAGCCTGACCAGCGCATTCGGTGCCGGCATGACGGCGGGCGCATCCACCTCATCGCTGATGGCCGCCAATGCCGCTCAGTTCGCGGGCGGTGATGGCCTGGGGACGCTGATCGCCGCTAACGCGCAATGGGCGGGCGTGGCTACCGGGTCAGCCTCGGCGGCGCAGGCCGCGATTGCGGCCAACCTGGCGGCAGAGGCTGGCGCTGGCGTGGCGCTGGCTTCCGGCACCACGGCTGCCGCTGGTGCGGGTGCTGCCGGCATCCTGTCCACCATCGGCACGGCCATGCCCTATATCGGCGCCGCGCTGGTGGCGGCTCAGATGTTTGGTTTGTTTGACAGCGGCAAGCCCGCCTCCAAAAACACCGGCGAGAGCACGATCAACTATGACGCGGCTGGCAACCAGGTCGGCCGCAGCGGCCGCTTTGGTGAGTCCGCATCTGCCGATACCGCTGTGGCCGGCCTGCAGGCATCCTACGCCTCGCTTGCTGCATCCCTGGGCATTGGCCGCACGGCCGCAGCCTTCGGTGCAGGCGGCAACAGTGACGGCGAAACCGCCCACTTCGGATTTTCCAGCGCAGTGGGTGGCCGCACCTACAGCACCGCCGACAACACCGTTTACTCGAAAGAGGCCTACAGCCTGGAAGCTAGCCGCGCCGTGCTGTCCGCGCTGCAAGGCTCCGAGCTGCCCAAGCATCTCGCGGGCGTCTTCGACGGCATCACGGCATCAAGCGCCACGCAAGACCAGATCACCGCCGCGCTGAACGGTGCCCAGGCGCTCAAGGTCTTTCACGACCAGTTGCTGCAATTGCCCTTTGCCCAACTGGCCGATCTGAGTTTTACCGCCACGCAAGGCCTGATCGCGGCGGCCGGCGGACTGGACAAGCTGGGTGCCAATCTGACCAGCTATTACGACAACTTTTACAGCGAGGCCGAAAAAACCGCAAACACCTCGCGCCAGATCACCGAGGCCCTGGCCGCTGTCAATGTCGCCATGCCCAAGACCAGCGAAGCCTTCCGCGCGCAAATGGACGCGGCGATTGCGCTGGGTGACGCGGGTGCGCCCGTGGTGTCCGCGCTGCTGTCGGTCAATGGGGCCTTTGCCACCATGGCCAACAGTGCCGAGGCGGCACGCAAGGCCACTGAGGACGCCAGCAAAGCGGCTACGGAAGCCGCCCACAAGGCGGTGGTGGACGCGGCCAATGCCGCCGTCGACACCGCCTACAGCACCCTGGAGCGGGCCGTCAACGCCCAGAAAAAGATCATCGATGTCGGCCGTCAGGTCGCCCAGGAACAGGTCAGCAGCCTCAAATCCATCTTTGACAACCTCAAGAGCAACGTCAAAGACCTGTATGGCGCGGTGGATAGCACGCGCCTCCAGGCCGCCGACCAGGCCAACGCCTTCATCACGCAGGCTCTTTCGGCCGCGCAAAGCACTGGCCGCATGCCCGACGCCGCCGCACTGGCCGAGGCCATCAGCGGCGCGCGCGCCGGCCTGGACCCCAATCAGTACGCCTCGCAGTTTGAGTTTGAGCGCGACCAGCTGGTGCTGGCCGGCAAGCTGAGCCAGCTGCAGACCATAGGCGGCAAACAGCTGAGCAGCGCCGAGCTGGCGCTGAAGGCCGCCGAAGACCAGCTCAAGGCGCTGGACGGTGTGCTGGAAACCGCCAAGCTGCAGATCGACGCCCTGCACGGCATCGACACCAGCGTGCTCAGCGTCGCCGACGCGGTGCAGCGACTCGCCGACGCCATCCTGGGCGCCAAGACAGCGGCTGCCGGCGTGGGTCTGGGCGGCACGGGTGCGGGCAGCGGCTACACCGCCAGCATCAGCCAGGACCAGCTCAAGGGCTACAGCAGCGCGCAGCAAGACGGCAGCAACTACCAGTCCTTTATCGACAAGTACACGCTGACCGATGCGTATGCGGCCGGCGACTACGCCAAGGTGCAGGACCTGATCAACAAAGCCGGCCTGAGCGACATGGGCCTGAAAAACCTGGTCGGCCTGAGTGATGCCGATCTGGCAATGCTGCAGGGCCAGGGCATCCACGGTGTCGCAGCCGGTCAGGCTAACGCTGGCTGGGACTTCATGGTCGGCGCCAGCGGCCCCGTCACCGGCGGCAACCAGGCCGCGCTCGCTGCCGAGTTGGCGGCGCAAGGTCAGGCTGCGCTGGCCGCCGGCAACGAAGCGGGTATTTATGCCGAGGCCCTTGACCGTGGCCTGAGTTCTGCTGACCTTGACAAGCTGTTGGGCCTGGAGTCTGGCGCTTCTGCCGGCTGGGCGGCGGCCAACGGCCTGCCAGCGTTTGCCGGTGGTGGCGATCACATGGGCGGGCTGCGCATCGTCGGCGAAAACGGCCCCGAGCTGGAGTCCACCGGCCCGTCGCGCATCTTCAATGCCAGCCAGACGCGCTCCATCCTTTCTGGCTCTGGCAGTGGCGGCAACACCGCCCGCTTGGAGTCGCTGGTGGAGACCCTGACCGAACAAAACAAACAGCTGCAGGGCCGGCTCGAAGCCATCGAGCGCAATACGGCAGGCCTGCCGCAACTGGTGGAGCAATTCGACGACGTCAGCGAAGGCGGAAACGCCGTGCGCAGAGGGGTGCTGGTCGCATGAATATTCTTCTTCCAACGCTGGTCACGCCCGCCATGTTCGGCGCCGGCACCACCATTCCCGCCGTCGATGCAGCGGCCGGCGAGGTGGAGTGGGTATTGGGCGGCAGCTATGTCGTCGGCGCGCGGCGCGTGTGGGAAGGCTGGATTTACGAGTGCACCAAGGATGCGCCCGCCAGCACGCTGGTGCCCGGCACGGGCGCGGCTGCGGCGACCTGGTTGCGCGAACGGCCCAGCAACCGCATGGCCCCGTTTGATGAGTACCTCTACACCAAGGCCGAGGCCGTGGGTGAGTTGACCTACGTGCTGCAGCCGGGGTTTGTGACGGGCCTGGCGATCTACGCCGCCGAGGCCGACCGGCTGCAACTATGGGTAAAGGACGAGCCAGACGGCGTGGACCTGATCGACCCGATCGACCAGGATCTGTGGAGCCAAGCCTATGGCGAGTTTGAATACCTGTTTGGCGACCTGCAGCGCGCCACAAAGCACACGCTGCAAGGCCTGCCCATGCGCCCCAACGCGGAGATCACGATCAAGCTTTCGCGCAACAATCCCGCCGAAAAAGTGGCCGTCGGCTACATCCAGCCGGGCCAGTGGCGCACGCTGCTGTCGCCGCTCAGCAGCACGGAGGGCGGCACCGAGTATGGCGCCGACGTGGCGCCCAAAAGCTACAGCTACTACAAGCGCAACAACGATGGCACCTACGCCCGCATTGCCGGCAGGCGCGCCACCAACATCAGCGCGTCGGTGCAGATCGGCGCCGCGCAAGCGCCCGCCGCCAAAAGCCTGCTGGATCGCATCCTGGATATACCCGTGCCCATCGAGGCCAGCAGCCTGCCGCGCTACTCGCACATCTCCACCGTGGGCTTTGTCACCGGATCGGTGACGGCCGAAAACTGGGCCACGGCCCGTGTCAACCTGAAGATCGAAGGAAACGTATGACAGACATCGTCGCACCGCCAGAGGCGCCAGTGGTGCCGCCTTACCCAGCACTGGGCAGCCCTAATTTCAACGCCGAGGCCTACGCCTACGGCTCGTCCATGCCCGCCGTAACGCAGCGTCAGCAGGAGATCGGGCAGGCGGCCTATACCAACGCCGTAGCCTCCAAGGAGCAGGCCTTGGCTGGGCAGGCCACGCACGAGCAGGCCGTGTTCGATGTCACCAATATCAAAAACGCCGCAGTCGCTGAAACCACAGCGATCAAAAACGCCGCAGTCAACGAAACCACGGGCATCAAGGATCAGGCCAAGGGCTTCCGCGACGAGGCCGCCCTGAGCGCCCAGGCCGCGCAAAGCGCCGCCGATTTTGTGGGCCGCTGGGCCGATCTCGCCGGCCCCTTGGCCCCGCCCGCCACCGCCTGGCATGGCGGCAAATTCTGGGTGCTGCTCGATGCGCTGGCCGATGTGGCCGCCGCAGAGCCTGGCGTGTCTGCCGCCTGGAGCGTGGTCGGCAGCGAGGTGCCGCACATTGCCTACGATGACCGCGCCACGCTGCGGACTGCGCAGACTGCGGTTGGCGACCAGGCCATAGTGGCCGGCCTGGGCCTGTTTGTCCTGACGGCCGCCAGCGACGAGCCCGACGACGACGAAACCTGTTTTGCCCATGCCGCCGGCAAATGGCTGCTGGAATCCGCTCACCCCGACCTGCTGGCTGCGTGGGAGCTGCCCGACGACGACGCGCGCGACGAGCTGGGCAGCATCTTGCGCGCCACGGCAGCCTGCCCGCTCACCACCATTGCCGCGACATCCAGCGCGGCATTCATGGCCAGCGTTGCAGGCGCCACGGTGGGCTGCGCCGTGCTAGCCAGCCCATTGGCTGCGCTCGACGCCAGGCTGGCCGTCACAGCCCGCGTGACGACCCCGGGCGCCGTCACCATCACCCTCAACAACCCATCCGCCGCCGCAACCACTGCCGGCGGCGTTCCTGCCAACTGGCAGATCACTGTTTTCAAGGAGTTTTGACATGCCTCTCTTACGCGCTGTGCGCTTATTCAACGCCCTGGAGGCTGGAACGCTCACGGGCGCCCAGCTCCAGGCCTTGCTCGTGGCCGATCCGGCCCGCGTGTCGGAGTTGTCCGTCATGTTCGGCATGCGCGGCCAGGCGCGCCGCATGACGGCCTCGCCCACGTCATTTGGTGCCTTGCTGGGCGGCACCAGCGCCCTGAATGCGCTGGTGACAAACACCGTCTTTGTGCGCGAGGTGGAGGCCAATCCCCTGGCCAAAGGTCTGTTGCTGGCGAACCCGACGGCCACAGCAAAGCTGGCCGCCGCCCGCGCCGGGCTTGATCCGGCGGCCCATGCGACCACGGCATCCGTGTTGGCTGCCGTCTTTGCCGCACCATCGGCCGCCGCCGTGGCTGGGGCCATCTCTATTGAGTCTGTGTTTTTTGAATTGCTGCGCAGCGCGCCACAGATGGCCGCCGTGGACGCCAGCGCATCACTGCGCTCCTCGGTGTATGGCGCCCCGCTGGCGGGTGGGTATTTCGGCGTGATCAACACAGTGGGTGCAGACAAGTACGCGGTGGTGCAGGCGCCCAAAGAGGCGGGGGAGCATGCAGGCGTTTTGTGGAAAACCTCGCAAGACGACTCGGCCAACACCGCTAACAACGATGACGGCCTGGTCAATGCCAATGCCCAGAACAACGCGGCGCATCCGCTGTTCCAGTGGGCGCGTGGACTGGGAATCGGTGGCTACACGGACTGGGCGCCGCCGGCCTATAACGTCATCCAGGCCATCGCGGCAAAACTCCGCTCCGGGGTCGCCGATAGCACTCCATTCAAGGCTGGGGGCGCGCAGGCCTACGAGGCCGTCCCATACTGGTCGGCAACCCAGCACCCGAGCACCACGACCACCGCGTGGTATGTCGATTTCTCCGATGGCTCTGTCGCCAGCACCTACAAGAACGGCAGCTATCGGGCTCGGGCTGTCCGCAGGATCAAACTTTAATTTTTAATCTTTAACCCTGCCCGGCACAGCCGGGCAGGGCGACGGAATTTGCCATGTCCAACCACTTGCCCATCTACAAGAGCACCTATGAGCTGCTTCGCGTCACAGCGGAAATAACGCGGTCGATGCCAAAGGACTACAAATCTTCACTCGGCACCCAAATCAAGACCGAGTGCGTGGGACTTGTAACCTGGATCTACCGCGCCAATGCCGCACAAGACAAGCGGCAGCTCATAGGCGCTCTTTTGGAGCGGCTGCAAGTGGTGCAGTTACTGTTGCAACTGAGCGCAGACCTGCGCCTGATCAGCATCCCCCAACACGCGCGCACCATCGCTCTGACTGACGCCATCGGGCGCCAGGCGGGCGGGTGGCGCAAAGCACACCGCGCTCCCGTTGTGTGATGGTCAAGGCCACCACACCCATGAGTTTGATCTGGTCTCGCCCCTGGGCCACAAGCCCACGGCCATGCGTACCCACCGTAACCACTGCCCAGCCGGGCGGCAGGACGGGCGCAGTTTCCGCAGGGAGCAATCCGCGCGGCGACGTAGATAGCGAGAACCTCCCCAGCACCCGAGCAACACGACCAACGCGTGGTATGTCAATTTCTCCGATGGCTCTGTCACCAACAACAACAAGAACAACAGCTATCGGGCTCGGGCTGTCCGCAAATCAAACCGAATGCGATGTCACCGTGGAGGATTTGCTGCAGGCGTGGCATGACTGCCGTAAAAGAAAGAGCAACAGCGCCAGCGCCATAGCGTTTGGCGCGCACCTGGCGCGCAACATCATGCAGCTGCACGCTGAGCTGCATGACGGCACCTACGCGCCAGGCCGCAGCATCTGCTTTGTCGTCCTCAAGCCCAAGCCACGCGAGGTGTGGGCGGCAGACTTTCGCGATCGCGTTGTGCATCACCTGCTCTACAACCGCGTGGCCGAGCGCTTCGTGCGAGCTTTCAGCACCGATTCGTGCGCCTGCCTGCCTGGGCGCGGCACCCTTTACGGCGCCAGGCGGCTGGAGTCCAAGATCCGGCGCGTTACAGAAAATTGGACCGTGCCCGCGCACTACCTGAAATGCGACTTTGCCAATTTCTTCGTCAGCATCGACCGCAGCATCCTGCGCGCCCAGCTGGCCGCAAAAATCCACGAGCCCTGGTGGCTCTGGCTCGCCGATGTCGTGTTGTTCCACGATCCGCGTGCCGACGTCGAAGTGCGATCTTCGCCCGAGCTGATGGCCCGCGTGCCGCCGTACAAAAGTCTGTTCAATCAGCGCGCGGGCTTTGGGCTGCCCATTGGCAATCTGAGCAGTCAGTTCTTCGCCAACATTTATCTGGATGCGCTTGACCAGTTTGCGCAGCACGAGATCAGGTCCATGGGCTACGTGCGCTACGTGGACGACTTCATTTTGCTGGAGCGCGATCCGGCCCGGCTGGTGGCCGCACTGGCGCGCATCGAGGCCTTTGCACAAGAGCGCCTTGGGCTACGGCTCAACCCAACGAAAACCATCCTGCAGCCGGTGGATCGCGGTGTTGATTTTGTCGGGCACATCGTGCGCCCGCATCACACACGCACCCGCAAGCGCCTGTTGGGCAACGCGCTGCGCTCCCTGGAGCGTGAGCCTGACGCCGCGCAGCGCCGCAGCGTGGCCAACAGCTACCTGGGCTTGATGCGCCAGGGTAAGGATTTTCACCGCCGCGCGCAGCTGGTCAAGGCCTGCAGACTGCTCGGGCATTCCCATGAATCACACGCAGAAAGGGTATTTTTGAAATGAAACTGATCATCCAAGGCGGCCGCATTGCGGCCACGGCAACCGACGCTTACGCCGGACCAGGCGAATACATTGCAGCGCCTGACGATTTCGACGTCACACGACTGAGCGAGTATGTTTATGCCGAAGGCGTGTTGACGCTGGCTGTGGCGACCCGATTGACGCGGCTGGCGTTCCGTGGCCGCTTTACCCAGACGGAAAAGGTCGGGCTAGAAATGGCCGCCCTTGACGACCCGACGGCGCCGCTTCTCCAGCGCCAGCAAGCGGCAGCGCTGCGGGCGAGTCTGGCCGATATGGCTGCAGCCACTTACATTGACCTGAGTCGCGCTGATACCCGTGCAGGCGTCGAGCAGCTTGAGGCTGGCGGGCTGCTGGCTCCGGGCCGCGCGCTGGAGATTCTGGATGCGCCCGTGCAGCCCGAGGAGCGACCGCTGTGAAGGTCGCGTTTTACAAAGGGCGCAAGCGCCTGTTTAACCGGCTGACGGCCTGGTGGCTGCGTGGCGACTACTCGCATGTCGAAATCATCCTGGGCACCGATGCGGCAGGCCTGGCCATTTGCGCCAGCAGTTCGATGATGGACGGCGGCGTGCGCATCAAACACATGCGACTGGACCCGGCTCACTGGGATGTGATCGAGGTCGGCGGCGATGCAGCGGCTGCCTGGGCTTGGTTGGCTGAGCGTGAAGGCCAGGGTTACGACTACCTGGGCCTGTTGGGTTTTGTCGCCCGCGTGCTGGGCCACGACAAAGGCCGCTGGGTCTGCAGTGAGGCCGTGGCCGCGATGTTGGGCATGCCTGATGCCTGGCGTTTCGACCCCTGCTCGCTCTATGCGGCGCTGTCGCGGCCTTGCGGTCATGGCGAGGAGGTGGCGCATGCCTGAGCCCACGTCCACTACCGGCGCAGCTGGCGCGGCCCTGGTGGCCATCTCCTCATCCTTGGTTGGCGCCAAGTACGGCGCCATCGCCACTGTGGCTTTTGCGGCATTTGTCGGCACCTTGATTTCGCTGGGCGAGGTGGCCACCACCGGCCGCCTCGATGCGCTCAAGTATGTGGGTCGCTACGTCTTGATGGCGGTAGTGATCGCCGGCACGCTCAGCGCGCTGGTCGAGATTTACTGGAGCATTCCAGCGATGGAAGTCCTGGCGCTGGTGGCCTTCCTGATCGGCTGGATCGGCAGCCGCTGGCAGGGCGTGCTGGGGGCCGCCCTGAGTGGCTTGTCGGCACTGGCCGGGCGCAAGGGGGCCGGCCCATGATTGCCAAGCTGTTGCTTGTGCTGTTTCAGGTGCATGCACTGGCGCTGCTGATGTCGTGCTTTTGCCGGCTCGCCAAGACCTCCAAGGCCAATACGCTGCCCTCGGTGCGCTGGGTATTCACCGGGCTGTCCATCGTCTCGGCCTGGTGCGCGGCCGCGCCCTGGCTGTTCGCGTACCGGCCGGATCTGATTTCCACCGCCCTGGTGTGTGCCATCACCTACACCCAGATCGTCACCAGCCACCACTGGCGCCGAGGGGTGCCGCATCAATTTTTGAAGGAATCCAAGGAATGAAACTCACGCCCCATTTCACCCTGGCCGAACTGACGGCCAGCAGCAAGGCCAGTCAGCTGGGCCTGGACAACATGCCAGCCGAGGAGATCGTGCCACGCCTGGTGCGCACTGCCGAGATGCTGGAGCGCATCCGGTCCACCCTCAATGCCCCCATCGTCGTCACGAGCGGCTACCGTGGTCAGGCGCTCAATCGGGCCGTGGGCGGCGTCACCAGTTCAGACCACACCCAGGGACATGCCGCCGACATCGTGGCGCCAGGCTACGGCTCGCCCTACCAGATCGCCAAGCTGCTGGCGCCGCTGGTGGCCACGCTGGGTATCGGCCAGCTGATCTTGGAGGGCGTGAAGGGTAAGCAGTGGGTGCACGTCAGCACCCGCGTGCCTGACAAGACCGTCAACCGTGTCATCACCATTACCGACGCCGGCGCGCAGCTGGGCATTCAGGAGTTGGCATGA